CAGTTCGTGTGATCGTTCATCTTTACGGTCAAGCCACTTGAGTACTTCGGGAGCCAGTCGGAACAGACCCCCGAAGATACTACCTAGTAGCCCTCCTCCGAGGACTTCAAACATTACTTACTCCTTACAGGTAAGCCAGTTACATCAAATTCTGATCTAAAGAATGTTTCTGGTGTAAACGATTCTCCAGAAAGAATATTGTATAAAGGCTCAACAACTACCTTAGTAAAGGCCGTTGGTGAAATAGCTTGTTCCTTAGCTTTTGACAAGAAACTAATAGCACGAGCACCTTTGGGATCAAGCAGTGCTTTAGCCAAGGCTCGTTGAGACAAGATCATGCCGCCAGCAGATGCAAGAGCAGGTCCGAAGTTTTCCTTCAGTTTTTCCTGCTGCTCAGGAGTTAATACAAAGTAATAACCACCAAGACCTGCCGCAGTGACTGCTCCTGCTTGCTTTAAGCTAGAAATAGTTTGAAGTTGAAGACCTTGACGAGAAGCCGGTTCAACAAGACCTAATTGAGCAGCCCTGTTCATATCTTCAATTGCTTTACGCTGTATGGGATCACCAAACAGAACCTTGAAGGTATTTTGAGTAGCTTGGTCTTGCTCAAGAGTCTTAGCAAACTTTAACATGTTTTCAGGAGTATTGGTCATGGCTTGTAAATAACCATAACGCAATGCGTCAAGAATTTCACGGGAAGGCTTTTTTGTTAAAGTTCCCGCAGCAGCTACTGACTTATAAAGTTCATTGATAGGTGTTTCTTTACCAGCAGCAAACAGAAAGGAGCCCACTTCTTCAGGATTCTTTGCCAAAGCAGCCTGAATAGCTTCTGTTTGAAGTCCTTGTATACCTTCACGGTAAGTTCTTGTTACAGTACGGTACCGTTGTAATGTTTTAGGATCAAGAGCAGAAGTTGCAGCCGTGTCCATTGCTTTGTCAAATTCCTTGATTACATCAGAAATAGTTTTAGAAGCAAGTGAATCTTTTTCTGTTCCTAAGCTAGAATATTTGTCCCTATTTTCAGCTAGCCAACGAGAACGAAGTTTATGCATCAAAGAGATGTCTACTTGAGGAGGTAATGCTTCAATCTCTTTTAGAACATTCCTTTGTCCAGGAGTTAAAGCAGCCTGCTCAGACAATTCTTTGTTTGCCCATTGTTTTACTCTGAACATGCTAATCCTAGAGTCTTTATCTTTAAAGACCGCAGCATACTCAGGTTCTACAGCTTTTCCTAAACTCTGTTCACCTTCTCGAATAAAGTTCAATAGGACTTGTCCTGAAGCTTTTTGAGCAGAAGAACCGCTTCGTAATGCTTGATCAAACTCAGGCGAATTTACTAAACTCTTTAGAACATTCTTATTACCTGCTGTCAGAGCATCTCGAATCTCTTGTTCTTTACGCTTAAAGATTCCAGCAGTAACAGGAGTATTAAGCATTCCTTCTAGAGACTCAAGGAAACCGCTTCCAGTTCTTTGAGAAAGACTTAATGAAGAACCCTGTGCCTTCAAGAATTCTTGAGCAGCAAGATTAGCGTCAGGTATGTTTTTAGGGCCAAATCCCAACTTATCTGCGCCGACACGAATGGTTTTACCCAGTCCTCGTAGCACTAAGTTACCGCCGACATCCCAAGCAGCTTCTTCAACACCTGCCTGAGCCATTAGTGCAGGAGACAGCGGCTCGTTTTTTCGTACTTGCTCTACAGCTTCTCCAGTAGCGCCTCCTAAACCAGCACCAGCAGCACTTCCTACCATGCTACCAAGAATACGGCCTCCTACAGTCCCTCCAGGGCCAAAGATGGAGCCAACTACTGAACCACCAATACCACCCACAAGTCCACCAAGTTCTTGAAGCCCTAAAGCCTGCCGTTGTCTATTAACAAAAGCAGGATTAAGAACGGACTGAATCTCTTCTTTTCCGGGCGGTGTGTCAGCGACTGGGATTTTACTAATATCGAATTCTGACATTATTCGACTCCTAATTCAGTCTTTAATGCGTCAATTTCTTTTTTCTCTTGAGGACTCATCTGGCCTTTTGACTTAACTACAGAAATTTTCTGTCTAAGAGTAGTTAACTTATTCTGAAAGTCAATCTTAGCATCTGCTTGATTAAATCCAATAGCACTTCCTTTATTTGCCTCTTTGTATGCTTTAGCTTTATTATAAGTAAACTCATTCTCAGCTAAATCAACTTTTAGCAAATCAACCAAAGAACGAATAGTTTCAGGTTGTTGTAAAGCATTGGGAGAAGTCTTTTCTAACCGATCCAGTTCCTTAGCAGCCAAAGAGCCAGGGAAGTTCTTAACCAAGGGGAACACATAACGAGTACCCATTGCATTAATAAGTTCAGTATTAGAAGCAGCTTGACGAAGTTCTTGATTTACAGGAACCCCTAAAGCATCAAAACCTTTGATAATGCCGGTTTTAGTATCGGCAAATGATCCGGTAAAGGCATTCTTTAATGCATTATCAAGTACAGTAATATTACGCTTACTGGCTGTTCCTGCTGCAACTGCGCTACCAAGTGTGTTAAAGTCTTTAGCTGCAAACTGTCCAGTTTCTTCAGCTTCTTTCTTTTGACCGGCCGCAACAATTTTACCTAAAGCGCCTAAACCTTCTCCAAGAGATTCTTGAAGGGTTTTACCAGCAGCGCCTAAGTCTTTAATCGTTTCGCCAGTAATTTCATCAATCAAGACAACACGACCATTTATAGTAACAGTCTTAGTCTTTCGAGCTACATCCTTGTCTACCTTCAGTAAATTACTAGTAACTTGAGCATCCTCAGCTAAACCAGCAGCCTCTTCCTCGGTCATATTTGGAAACCGGCGTTGAAGGGCTTTAGAACGGGAGGTAACCGCAGCAGCAGCCGCTGTTCCCTTACGCTTAGTCTCTTCTGTTTCAGCCTGAAGTTTACCCAACTGTGCTTCACGAAGCATCATCTGCTGTGCGTCTTGAGCAACCTGTCGAGCAGCCTGAGTATTTCCCATACGCTGCAAGGCTTGAGAAAACTGCATCATTCCTTCAGCAGTATTAGTATCAAACTGCTGTGCCAAAGCACGCATCTGAGAAGCCTGCTCAAGCATTGGGTCTTTAGATCCAAATGCACGAGCTACTTGTTGTAATCCTCCATAAATACCAGCAGCCATACGCTGTTGAGGATTCATGTTAGCAAACTGTAATGCTCGTTGCTGGTCAATTTGTTGTTGAGCTTGTTCTGGAGATACCCCAAGATTAAGTAACTCAAGATACGGATTAGCCATAAGTCCATCAGCCATTATTAGCCTCCAAAGAGTTTACCGATCAGTTGAGATACGGGATCACTTAAAATATTGACTGCTTGATTAACACCGCCAACAAGGGATGTGTTTCGATTAGCAATAGCTTGATTGGCACCTGCCTGTCCTGCCAGTGTTGCTTGTGCAGCAGTAGCATTTCCACCACCCAACTGAGCACCTAAGTTCAGAGGCTGCATACCAGCCTGTTCGACAGAACCTGCCTGAGTGAACCCAGTGCTAAACGGTGCCAGAGCAGCCTGCTGTGCGCCATAGCCACCTTGTTGCAGGTTCAAAGCACCGCCAAGCAGACCTTGACCAAAGGTTACTTGTTGTTGTCCTGCCTGCTGTGCCTGAGCAGCCAACTGAGCATTGCGCTGTTGCTGTGCATTGTAGAAGGCTTCCAGAGCAGGATTAGCAGCCCGTAAGCCAGGAGCGCCACCAGGAGTTGTGCCAGTAGCGCCCATAGACAAACCACCAGTGCCTGTACGGAACAGACGATTCTGTAACTGTGCTAGGGCACGCTCATCTGACGGAGCAAGCAGTTCCTGCTGCTGAGTCATATAGCGTTGTGCAGCAGCCTGCGGAGACTCTGCAACATACTGCTGTCCTAAGCCAAACAAGCCTTGAGCAGCTTGGTTGACTCTGTTCTGCATTTCCTGCTGCTGCTGTGCCTGTTGCAGTGCACCGCCGGAGATACCCAGCAGTGCCTCACGCATAGCAGCCACATCAGGAGCAACCTGATAGCCAGCACCAATCAGACGACCATCAGGGCCATATTGGAAGCCACTACGACCAAAACGAGTGGTAACACCTACAGGACGGAATTGAGCCTGCTGTGCAGCCATTTGACCTGCTTGCTGAGCAGCACCAGCAGCTTGATTAGCAGCATAAATGTTGCCAGCAGTTCCAATTAAGCCACTCAGTAAGTTCGTATAATTGATTCCAGCAGCAGGAGTACCACCAGCAGCATTAAAACCAGCCTGCATTGCTGAAGGAACTGTACTATTGCCGAATAAAGAAAAATCAGCCATTAGTAGGTACCTCCATCAATAGTACCAGAGAAGGTTCCAGACAGGGTTAGATTAGCCATCGTGGTTGTTCCCGTATGAGTTCCATTGTTAGCATCAGGCTTAGAAGTAATTGCAGAAGCAATGTTGTTGTATTCCGTATCAATCTCAGTACCCTTGATGATCTTCGATGGATTACCGGATACAAGCCCGTCTTTAACAGCAAAATTAGTCGTTTTCGTATAGTTTGACACGCTTACCTCGTCTTTCCTACTTTAGTGAAGACATCAATCTTTTGAATTGATACTGGCTTACCATTCACAATTGTTTCAAAGCCAAGTTGGATAACTTTACCAGCACCGCCGATATTGATTATTCGGTTATCGAAGGCTGATCCACCGTATTCACCAATATTGTATTCAGCGATGTTGTACTCAGCAACTGCTGCATTAGCAAGATTGAAAGTACGACTGTTATAAATATCAGTATAATCGTAACCAAACTTCAGTGAAATAGGATAACCTTGTCCACCAATAGTTGTTATTCCTACTTTCTTCATAATCTTCAATGCAGTTGGTACACCGAAGTCAAAGTAGTTAGTGTAGTAGCGCATCAGATAAGTTGCGCTATCGTCTAGATAACCATCATACTTGCCAATATAGCCTGCACGACCAAATAACAAGTCTTTATTTTGTCGGTAACAGAATGCTGTAGGAATCAAAGCATCCCAGGTTGTTGCTCTTGCAGCGCCGTTGGGAAGATTCATACGAACATCAAAACAGTACAGAATGCCAGTAGTAGGCATTGTTATCAGATAGAAACCTTCCTTGTCTGAGTACGCTGCCTTGATATTAGCAGCAGTTTCTAACGACATTGCATTTACAAGATCATCACGAACATTAGCACTCAGATCACGCAGCGGAGCAGATTTTTCCTGAATCACTCGCATCAGTGACTTTACACCGCTGTCAGACAGGAAGATAACATCTGAACCTGTGGTGACAATCGTGTCTCTACCGAAGCATCCTACACCTGTGATAGCATCCTGTAGAGACAGAGCAGACGGTTCCTGTGCATTGTTGTAGATCAGAATCTGTCTACGACCAAAGACAATCAAGAATCCGTTATGTGCTGCTAAGCCTACAATCTCATCTGCACCAGCAGGCCACACAGAAGCAACATCTAGTGTTCCTGCTGTGCCTGTAGACAGTACAAAGCCTGCTGACAGGTCAGAGAACTGTATGGTTGTTTTGTTTGATCCGTTGGTGGCTGACCATATACGACCATAGGCACTGATAACACAGTTATTGTTCGATACGGTGCCAACATAGCCAGTCTTCTCAGACACACGCCTGAAGGTCGTTGTAGACACCGCAGGATCAAAGATTAAGGGATCGTGTCCAGTCTGATACAGGTATAAGATACCATTCAGAGCAGCCATCTGCCAGTTATCAGCAGTGATCGTAGGTGCTGAACCACCACCACCGTAGGTCAGTGTCGTCAGTGTGCTGCCTGAAAGCCTAAACAGTTTGTTGTTACCAGCAGCGATCAGGTACGCAGTACCGTCATTGGCAATCAACTCACCGATAGCTTTTACTTCAGCAGAACCTAAATCAACATTACCTAAGTGTTGCTTAGCCCAGCCCTTACGGGCACCGATACGACCAAACTTGTCAATAACGCAGTTAGCAGCTACAGTAGCATATCCAGACTCCAAGGACACCACAGAATCCTGCGTGTTCAGGCCCATGAAGCCTGGAGCAGAGATAGAAGTGGTTAAGAGTTTAGCTACCATTATGCCTCCGTCCAGAGTACCTGTTCATCGTATCGGTTAGCCTCCAGAGCGATTGCATCTGCTAATGACAGACGATACTTCTGGTACAACTCAGCAAAGGATTGACCACCATCTTCACCTCGTTCAGCCACTGCATTAGCATACGCAAGCATCTGAACCAAGTGCGGAGGAACCTTGACAGTATCTGCATCGTTAACTAGGTCGGTCTGTGGAATCCACATACTGAACCGTAAGTTATAAACTTTATCAGGCTGAGGCCACAGTTCTACCTTGGTATCACCGTTACTGTCCATTCCCTTGAAGTTATAATATATCGGAGCAGCATTCTGCACATCAGCAAGATAGTATTGACGATCAATCCAGTTACCATCTGCTTGAGCCATCGGGATGTCCTCAGTGTCATTTAAGACACTAGCAACACGAAAGCGGTCACCAGAACCAGTCAAGGTGTACTCACGCTGACCAGCCACAGTAGCTATTGGAATCAAAGAATCT